ATGCGGATGGTTCGCGCGCCTGTACCCGCTGAAGCGTCATCCGCACCCGCGACCACTTCCAGCGCGGTTGCCGCAGCCATCCAGGGGTAGAGCCCCCCACCGCTCCACACGTCTTCAGGCTGGGTGCCGGTGTCTACGTCGGGATTGTTCCCGAGCGCGATGATGCGACGGTGCCCGAGGTAGGCGCCGACGTTGCCGCGGAACCCGATTTCGATCAGGTACTCACGGATCAGCGAGGTCAGCGCCCCGCTGATGGGGTCGATGTAGGAAACGGGGAGGGTGGATGTTGCCCCTGCGTTCACGAGTGGCGGGGCGCCGACCGCGAGTGGCACTTCGAGAGGTGCGCCCGTTGCCGGGTCAACGAGAAAGGTCGCAGGAAACGAGTACCCTGCAATGACAACGCTGCTTGGGTTCGACATGTCCCCGCCTTTCTTACTGCGGGGCGAAGTGTGCGCTCACGCGCTCAGGTGTCAATCCCCTGTTACTGCATCGCCTGCGGCTGTGCGACTTGCGGCGCGGGCCGGCGGGCGCCGGCGGGCGCCGCCTCGCCCTTCGCTTGCGCCGCGATCACTTGCTTCACGATGTCGCCGATCAGCGCCTCTTGCCGGCCCTGCGATTCGCGCTGCGCGATCGCTTGCTCCTGCGCCTGCCCTGCCTGCTGCTGGGCCTGCATCTGCGCCTGCGCGGCTTGCGCGGCCGCGGCTTCCTTCTTCTCCATCTCTTCCTCGGAAGGCACGATCTCGTCCACGGGCAGTTCCATCGCGCTCGCGGTCTCGCGCAGCAGCGCAGCGCGGCCCTTCAGCCCGATGATCTGCATGTCGATCGGGTTGCCCGTCATCCCGAGGAACTGCGTGCGGCGTTGCTGCGCCGATTCCTTGATCAGAATCGCAGCCGCGCCGCGCGGCACGATGATGCAATCGCCCTTGATGCTGTCGTCCGGGTTGTAGAGCATCTCGTTCACGAACGTCTGCTCGATCGTCGGCGCGATCACGTTGAGGTCGATGTTCGAGATCGCGCGGCGCAGCCCCTTAGCCGCGTTGTTCATGAGCATGGACAGGCCCGTGGCCGTGTCGGCGCTGCCGCCGGCTTGCTCGTTGCCGTAGGTGTAGCGCGGGATGCCAGTGGCGTCGTCGGCGCGCCGCTCCCACTGCTCGTAGGTCGCCATGAGCGGGCCGCTGCGATCATCCGCTTGGAAGAAGCCCACGGGCGGTGCAGTGCCCCCGCTCGGGTCGGACTTCATTTGAATGACCTTCCACGGGAAGATTTCCATCGAGTTCTCGCCGTCCGCCATCCGATCAGCAAGGGTCCACATCATCGGCCCGCTTGCCATGCTCAGGTTGTCGGCCAGCGCGCAGGCGATGCCGTTGCACATCTTCTGGTGCGTACTCGCGAGGTCGGGGATGCTGCGGCCCCAGAACGCGCCCGGGATCTCGTCGTAGCACGCCTTGCGGTACGGGCGCAGGTCGAGCGGATCGGGGTTCAGCGCCGCGTACAGGATGTACTTGCCGCAGATCAGGACATTGCACTCATAGTCCTTGGTGTCTTCGAGTTCGCCCGTCTTGGCGTTGCCTCGCACACCCCAGGTCTTGAGCTTCCAGCCGGGCACCCCGCCCCAGTAGTTGAGCGCGTCGATCACGCCCGGCGGGGAGAGCCACATGTACATGGTTTCCTGCTCCAGCCGCTGGCGCTCGGCCTCGGTCCACAACCACCCTTCGAGGTGGCCGCCCGAGTAGTCCATCAGTGCGCCGTCGATCTGCTCATCCTTGTAGTCGGGCAAGCCCTTCAGGTCGAACAACTCATCCCGGCGGAAGCGGATTCGCTCGATGAAATCGCCTTCTTGCGGGCTGCGGCTCGCGGCTGCGGGGTAGACATCGAACGGGCTCACTTGCGCCCATGTCTGCGCCGGGTTGTTCGAGACCTCGGGCGTGAAGTTGTCGGCCCATTTCAGTGTCTTGTGGCGCGTGTAGATCGGGCCCTTCAGGATCGCGGCCGGGTAGGTCACGAAGTCTTCCACGAAAGCATCCATCGCCTGCGCGTAGCCGCCCTGCGCGAGCCGATCCGCGATCTGCTTCTCCATGCGTTTGGCACGCTTGGACGCGATCTTGGCGACGGTGCGCTCGGCCTCGTCGCGCAGCTTCTCGCCGAGCTGCAACACAAGGTCGCGGAACTCTTCCGGCCCCATCGTGGTCGGGCTCGGGAGCGGAGGGGCGCCGGGCGGTGCGTTCGGGTCGGGCAGTGTCTGCGTGGCCTGCGCTGCCTGAATCATGGCTTGCTTGGCCTGATCCAGCGCCTTGGCAACGATGGACTTCTTGAGCGACATCGGCAGATCGGCCAACGGGGAGTGGTCGATTCCCCAGGGCTGCTCGCCCACCGGAAGCACGATCTCGCGAATCCACGACGACGCGCCGCGGCACTTGGTCTCGGTGATGTCCGCCCACACGATGTTCATGCCGCCACCGTTGGAAAGCATCTGCTGGAGCTGCGCCGGGCTGTAGACCCCGCGGCGTGCGCGCAGGCAGTCGAGCAGCTTCAGGCTGATCCGCTCTTTCGACAATTTATTTCGCCCCCATGCGGCTCGGACATGCGAAGCCAACGCAGAAAGCGAACCGGTCTCGTCAATGCTCTGGGGTTCCGGCGCCTTCGCAGCATCCCGGTTCAAGATGGCCTGAAGGCCCAACTGCCGCACAAGAGGATTTGCCATAGGTCAACTCGGTGCGTGGGTGAACAACATCGCTTCCGCGAGCATGCGAAACTCAATGGCGTCGTCTTTGCAGGGAAACCCACCAAGGTTGATGAAACGCCCCCGGTGCACGATCTTTGCCTGCCACTTTCCGCAGCGGAAAGCGACACCCCGGAACCCCGAGGTATTGTTCTTTCGTGGGCTTTCGTTCTCCCGATTCTGCTTGTGCGTGGCGGGCCTGAGATTCCCCCACACGTTGTTCGCTCGCTGTCGGTCTTCGTGATCGATTTCGTCCGCCGGCCAAGAGCCCGTCATGTGAAAGTGCGCAAGCCGATGCGCTTTGTACAGCCGCCCGTCGATCATGACGTGAACATACCCATGCCCCGCGACGCTCCCGGCGCGCGCACCGGCGGGCATGCGCCCCCGCGAAACCCGCCAAACGAACACGCCCGTCTCAGGATCGTAGGCGAGAAGTTCGCGCAAACGGTCAACGGTGAGCGGGTTAGCCATGGACGGGCATTGTATGTGAGCGCCCGCTCAGACACAAGAAAGCCCGCTCGTGGCGGGCTTTCAGGGGCGGGGGGACCGGTTCCGCCAATCAGCGCCCCTTTGCTTCATTCTCGCGTCTGCGCGCCATCAACCGCGGCTCGAAGGCTTCGGCTTCGGCCATGTCCACCTTCCCGAGTGCGAGCCGCTTGAAGTGATCGCGGACTTCGGCATCGGTGGCGGGGACGGGCCATTCGATCTTGCCGAGCGCTCGACCTTCCCATGCCCGTTGAGTTTGCGCCTGCATCGCGCAAAACTCGCTGGGGGGCCACACGTTCGGGTCATTCACCCCGCTGAACACGATCTTCTCGGGGTCGATGCCGAACACGAACTTCTCGCCGGCTTTGGCCCACAACTCGGCGTCGGCGGTTGCCGCCGCGCGCTCCAGCATCTGCGGCAGTTCATCGTTGAACCCGACCATGCGCCCCGGTGAGTCCTGATCGACAGGCGCGCCCGTCTTCTCGTGAATCTCGAATTGCCCGTTCTCGAACCAACTCAGCATGGGCTTGCGCTCTTGAACCGGCGGCACGTACCGCAGGGCCGGGCCCAGGGGTTGGAAGTCGGGTTCTTGGAATCGAGAGGGGAGAAGGCTCATGGTGCGGTGCTCCGGGTGAGGTTGAATGGCGCCGGGGCTGGGCCGTATCCCCACTCGGGGCCTAGAACTCCCGAGGCGGCGAAACGTTCACCGCACCCCAACATGAGCTAATGCTACCTCGTTCACCGCGACCACACAACCGTGCGCCGTTTCACCGGCCGCGCGTAGGCCGTCGTCACCTTCCGGTCGATCAGGTCGGGCACGAAGGACAGCGCGAGCGAGTCCGCGTGGTCGGGCGATTTACCCCCGTTCTTTTTTATGTCTTTTTTACTCTGAAGCTGAATCCGCATCTTGCCGTCATAGCCGTAGTCGAGGCTCACCAATTCGTCGCCGAGCGCATCCTGATCGGGGATTTCTCCGTTCTCCAACCAGTCGCGCATACGGCCCCAGCATTCGCTGCGCTGGTTGAAATACTGCTTGTCGTCCTTCGCGGGCTGGCCCCACATGACCGGGATCAGGGGCGTGTTGAGGTTGGGCACGCGCTTGATCGCGCTGTCGAAGTCCGCGCCGTTGCCGATGGCGTCATAGACGATGCAGGAGACGCGTCCGGTCTCGGTGCGCACGAACTCGGCGACGCGGGCCGCGAGCTCGGGCCCGTCGAACCCGCCCAGCGCGACCTGCCAGTGGACCTTGAGCCCTTGCCTGCAAGTGATGACGCTGAAGTCGTCGCCAAAGCGCGCGGGGTCAACGGCCAGCACCTTCTGGTAGGCCTGATACGCCGCGAGTGGCACGCGGCGGCGCCGAGCCCCGAAGACCAGTTCGGGGCTGATGAAGTTGCTGTAGCCGGCCCTCGGGAACTGACCCTTGACCCGGACTCGCACGAAATCGCTGTCTTCGCCGTAGTCCTCGACCCATGCCGCGATCTGCCCCTTGTTCGTGAACCGCACGGTGCGGCTATCGACCCGGGTGTACGTGTTGCGCTTGGGCTGCGTGCAGCGCCGGAAGAACTGCCCCGAGGTCCGGGTGGGATTGCCGTAGCGCAGCCACAGGATTTGCGTGTTCGCGTCCGTGAGCACGCCCTCAGTGGTCTCCCATATCAGGTCATCAATCGTGGACGCTTCATCGAACAGCATCAAGACACGCTTGCCCTTGTTGTGCATGCCGGCGAAGGCTTCGGTGTTCTCTTTGCTCCAGGGCACCGCATCGATGCGCCATGTCTTCTCGCGCACCGGGTCGTTCGCGATGAACAGCGCCGTTGCGGTGAGCTTGAACATCGTCTTGCCGATGAAAAGCTGGTACCACTTGCCGAGCTCGGCCCACGTCTTCGTGCGCAACTGGGTGTCGGTGTTCGCCGTGACCACGCCGCGGGTGTCTTCGTGCGTGCTGATCGCCCACAGGATGAGCCACGAGACCTCGGCCGACTTGCCGATGCCGTGGCCTGAGGAAACGTCTTCCTCGATCACCGCCCCGAGATCGCCCCCCGCGCGCAGCTTCTCGCCGATACGGATGAGCTGCTCGCATTGCCAGGGCTCGGGGCCGGGATCGTTCTCCAGCGCCGTACCTTCTTCGCCCCAAGGGAACGCCCATTCGACGAAGCCCAGCGGGTCGAAACTGAAGGACGCGAGCTTGTCGAACAGTTCGTCAAGTGGGGTCATCTTGGCGTAGACGTTGCCTGCATCGACCATGCGCATAGGGATGCGCAAGCCCTCGGGCAGTGGACGCAGGTTCGTTCCGGGCTTGCGAGCCGGCGGCCCGTCGCCTGCGAATGGGACTGTGGGGAACGCCGCGGGCAGCTTGCGGGGACCGAATGCCACCTGTCAGCCCCGCGCCCTGCGCACCGAGACGCCGGGGGCGTAGCGGCCCGTGTTGCCTGTGAGCAGGAACCGCAGCGCGCGATACGCAGCTTGCGGTTTGGGTAGCTCGAAGCTGAGCGCTACGAAGTAGGCGAACCGCGCGCCGCGGATGCGCCGCAGCATTCAGCGCCCCTTGCGCGGCACGATGACGACGGGAGTCGCGATCTCCTGCGCGGGCGCAGGCGTCCAGTCAGGTGACTGCATGCCGGGTGTGGGGTAGCTGGGGTCGATCACCGCGCGCTGCGATGCCGGCGCGCAGTCTGCGGCCCGCTGCGCGCGGCGCGCACCTGTGGCGACGCTCTCGCCGAAGGACTGGCCGATGCCGGTTGCCGCGTTGCGGAACGTCTTGAGGTCCACGGCGCGTGCCTTGTGGGTGGAATTGCCTGCGTTGTTCATGGTCAATCAAGCCTTTCATCGTCAACGGGGGTGGAATCGATCACGTGCACCGGCTCGGTGTCTTCGGTGCGGCGGCGCGCGGTCTTGAGCCGATCAGCGAGTGCCGAAGCGAGGGCGGAAACCCCGTCGCCTTCGTCGCCGACGATCTTGTAATGCTTCGCGAGCAGCGTCACGGGCGCGGTCTTGTCCCAAAACTGGTAATTGCCGTTTCGGTCACGGCCCCTCACGCATGCGCTCTGATCGGGCGTTAGCTCGTGGGGCCACTTTTGCGTTCCGTCTTCGTGGTAGAAGCCCGCGTAGTCCACCGTTGACATGCGGGTGATCTCCAGCATGACGCGCTGCGCGTTCATGCTCAGCGGCTTCGTGAGCTTGTCTGTGAGTTCCAACACCCGGGCCTTAACGGCCGGGATTGAATAGAGCTGCGCGCCAGCTTGGCTCAGGTTTTCGGCTACGCTCCCGGCTGCCGCAGCGGCTCGCCCGAAGTGCCGCGTCTCGGTGAAGACGCGGGCGAAGGTCTCATGGCCTTCATTGGAGAGTCGCGGCATCCCGCTCGCGTTGCAGCTCGTGCAACGCCCCGTTGAAGTCTCGAATGATGCGGTGCATTGCCGCGGCGACGCTCACCCAATTCGTGTGCCGCACATCGGCTTCGCGGTTCTCTTTCACGAGGTCTTCAATGACTGCTGCGGTGTACTGCTTCGCAGCATCGAGCGCGGGGCTGATCAGCTCACCGGGCTTCGTCTGCCATTGGACCACCTTGTCAGGTAGCCCGGAATCGAAGCGAATAAGCACGCCAGCGGCGTGCGGATCGTCACTTTCGAGTCGGATTAGGTTCGTGGACATGGCGGAAATGTAGCAGTGAGCGCCTGCTTCGGCAAACTTCAACCGAAATTAGGGACAGACCCTATTAGCGTCAGTTAATTTCAGCGGGTTAACGAA